AATTCGGTTAATGCTGCTAGGAGGTTAATTTCTTGATCAGCCACGAACGCACATTGGTATTGATACTTAGCAATAACAAGAACGGCAGCAGGAATAGATTGGGGTGAAAGGCAATCATAACAGGCGTCATACACCCTACGAAGTAGACTAGAAGCATCGTTGTCCAGGTTGGAGACCACCCACTTGCGTACTTCGGGGAAGTTTTTATCTTTGAGATTTTTAATGAGTTCATTTACTGAGATGTCTGAGAAAGATGCAAGAATGCCCGAGTCAATTTTACCTCCCGTAGAGTACCTCTGAAGAGTATTGAGAAGTTGCCTTGTATCTGGAAAATAGTTTTTAATGAGTTCTGCTACAACTTTTTTATCATACTCAACTTTTTCCTCATCAAGAATATAGGACATTCTATTAAAAATAGAAACCATCAACTGGGATTTTTCATTCTTTGGAATAGGAGTATATTTAAGAACAACACACCTTGATTGAATTGGTTCAATAATCTTGTTTAGATTATTACAAGTAAAAATAAAACAAACATTATTGTGAAGTTGTTCAATTACACCACGAAGACAGAGCATCACATCATTAGTTGTTCCATCAAACTCGTCAAAAAATACCACCTTTTTCTTATCATTAAACATAGAAACAGTTGTTCCAAAGTTGATGACTTGATTACGAATAGTATCCAAATACCTACCCTCAGATGAACCATTCAAAAACAAAACATCTTGTTTGGTAATCTTACAGAGAGTTTTGATTGTTTGAGTTTTTCCACATCCTTGAGAACCTTGAAGGATAAGATTTTGATTTAGTTGCCCTTCATTTACTACATTAGTAAAAAACTCTTTTACGCTTTTAGTAAGAATCAAATCTTCAACAGATTCTGGTGCCCATTTTTCAACCCAGAGAAATGGTTTGTTATCGGTCAGTTCCATATCAAAAAATAAAAATCAAATGTAATAATAATTTGGGAACGATTTACTTCTCATTCTCCAACTTGCAGTATCCCTGTGGATATCAAGTATTTTAGCACACTCTTTTACAGATTCATAAATGACTCCATCAACACAACATTTTTTACCCATAGATTTTGAAAGATTTTTTCTGTGCTCTTCAGTAAAGGGAATTCCTTTTCTTGGGTGAGAATTTTTAGACCAATATTCTTTTTGCGATTTACGCATTTTATCAATAGAATCTTTTGTGTGTTTTGTCCCCCATAGAGAATTTAATGAAGGTTTTAACCATTCACAATATTGTTGCTCTACTGATTTAATTTCCTCATCTTCGTGAATCCACTTAACTACTTCAATAGTAAAATTATGATACCCATACTTTAAAAAATTTTCATAAAGTTTAGGACAATCCATTTTATTAGAAGCACACATAGTTATATGTTTAGCAAATCTAAGCATATAATTTTTTTCAGTGGAACCTATGTAATTTTCTCCTGTTATTTTGTTCCGTATTTGATAAACACAGTTCATTTACTAAACCTCGTAGTATAATACTATTTAGTAAATGAGTTATTTACACCCAAGATGGTCGTCTTTCAGGCATACGGAGGTAGTTGTCCTTCACCCAAGGTTTGGATGCGATATACATCTTGTAAGCAGTAAAAGTGTCAATGCTTGTGTCAAGTTTATACTCATCTGGCATAGCACGGGCAAATGGACTTACATCAGTAATCTTTCCCTTGGGAAACAGATAATAAGCATCTACAAGAGTCTTGTAGCAGGAATGCACTTTATTATAGCGCAGAGTATACTCATCACACAAGTTAAGACCGTGCTTAATCAACCAATAGGCATTGTGGATACTTTCCAGTGCCCATTTGGTACAGGGATGATTACGAAACGCACCCTTTTCAGTTCTGTAGGGAGTGTTATCAGTCTTATACAAAGGACCATACCCATTACCCCACTTATCGGATGCCACGATGGAGAGCATTTGGCAGCACTCCAGAGGCATCTTGACAACGTGTTTATCGGGAAGACAGATAGCACTTTCAGCAGGCCAAGGAGAAGTTACGAATATATTGATGGTAGGTTCCTCAACTCAATAGTATTTTATCACCCAAAGGTGCTGTCCGGTTCAAGTGCGATATAGTACGTAACGTCAAACCCAGTATTCTTAAAACGTGACAAAAGTTTAGAAGAAATTACCACCTCATAATTACCAGGAATAATTTTAATATTCTCTACCTTGAAGTTAAAAGTAAATACCTCATCAGTCTCCCCAACAATCATAGAGAAATCATTAGAAGTATCGTTCTTCTTATCACGAACCACTAGTTTAACTACACCTGCTTCACCAACCACAGAAAGGTCGGGAAGTTGATACACGGCAGCTGCCTTGAGAAGTTTATCCAGTTCTTTCGTATCAAGAACAAAACAAACATCTTCAGAAGGAAGAGAAATAGTTTTATCGGGAGGAGTAACGATTACATTCGGGTCAGCAAAAAAATACTTGGAACGAGACCTACCTTCTTTGATAACAACATAACCATCATTTTGAAAATCAAGTTCAGCATTCTGGTGAAGATTTAGACCATTCAGAAACTGATTAAGGTCATAGATACCAAAGTCCTTAGGCAGTTCTTCTTCAATCGTTGCTTCTGCAAGGATGTTCTTCATCACAGAAATAGTACGAAGAGAATTGCCTTCCTTAAAAAGGATGGATTGATTGATAGAAGAAAAGTTCTTGAGCAGAGTCAGAGTTTTATCAGAAAGTTTCATAATAATCAATAATTGTATTGGTCGGTTTTGTTTTTGTGAAGTCCAGCAAAATGATAGAGAAGAATGCAATAGTGAATTGCTTTCAGAATATCCTGCTTAGATTTACCATTCTTCTTACCAAAACGAGAAAGGTACTTGATAGCATTTGAACGAGTAAATGGTTCTGCATCACCAATGCTCTCAATCAGATCCAGAGTTTGAGTTTTAGACTGCTCGGAAGTATAATGAGATTTGTATGTACTAACAAGATACTCTTCAATTTGCTTCAGAGTTTTGTCTTCTTCATATTTCCAGAAACCATTTTTGTTTGTATCTTCAGGCATATTCACATTAAAAGAAATTGTGTCAGGTGCATAAAAACCATTTCCAGTCAAACTGATCCCATCTTCGTACCAGTAATCTTGAGAGGGTTGAGATTCTCCAAAATAAATTGTATCAGTCCCAGACCCACCAGAAATCATTGTATCTCCAAATGTTTTTGGAATAGAATCATTATAGGTGCTCTCAAAGTTTTCAGACATTTTAAGATTTTCCCTTTCAACTTTAATGGTTTCTTTTTCAGAATCTACTTGAGAAACTGTATATTTGTTACCAATATGATCGGTAAGATGATATGGATATTTTTTAGTCATTTTGTTTCATACTAAAGAAAGAAAGAGGAGGCACATTTACCTCCTCACATTCTATCAGGGTTGCTGTTGTTGGTCAAGGTCGTAAGTTACATACTCACCAGTAGGCATCACAAAATCAGCATCAACCTTATCGTACAGTTCAAGGAATGCTTGTTTGGTTTCGTCATCAAAACGATTCACGCAAACCTGAATTGCTTTTGCTTTATCGCCAAAGATGCTGTAAGCACGAATAATATGAACCAGACGACGGGTGCTGATGATTTCCTCAATACCACCATCGTAGAAGGTCTTACGGATGATATCGCCCCAATCAACCAACCGCTTGCAGAAGTCGCTGTCTTCCACGCCAAGGTCCAGAGCAACCCCTTCCAGAATCTTCTGCTCTACAGAGGGAGCGGGATAGGACTGCTCAAAGGTCACAGGAAAACGCTCAAGAAATGCTTCATTAAGAACGTTAGTACCAATAAAGCGTCCATCATCAGAACCCTTACCCTTCGTGTTTGCGGTGGCAATCACATTAAAACCAGCAGCAGGTTTAACGAACTTACCAATCTTCTTCAGGAAGACACCTTTACCCTCAAGCACAGATTGCAAACAGAGAATTTTGTTGGAAGCAAGGTCAATTTCATCCAGCAGAAGAATAGCACCACGCTCCAGTGCTTCAATCACGGGACCATTGTGCCAGGCAGTTTCGCCATTCACAAGACGGAAACCGCCAATCAAATCATCCTCATCAGTTTCAATCGTAATATTCACACGGATGAGTTCGCGCTTAAGTTGAGCACACGCTTGCTCCACCGAGAACGTTTTACCGTTACCCGAAAGACCCGTAATGAACGTAGGATAAAAAAGACGGGACTGAATAATTTTTTTAACGTCGTTAAAATTACCAAACTTGACGAAGGTATCATCTTTATCAGGAATGAGGTTTTGATGTACTTCAGGAAGAACAGCAACAGAATTAAAGGAACGTTCGATTTCTTCCACTTTCTTTTGCGTCACTTCAAGGTTCCACTTACCACGACCAACTTTAAACTGCTCCAATCGCTTGGTAACAGTTTGATAGGAAATGCTTTTAGCAGCACAGTATCCGCGAACATCGGCAGCAGTGAATTCTTTTCCAAAGGTATTTTTGAGGTCCTCAAGGATTTGGTCGTTAGTCATTTTAGTGCGAGTCATGATGTGAGTGGTTTGTTTCACTGAAGTTATTATAGGACAAAAAAGGGGTCTCAAGGACCCCCAGTGGTCAGTTCAGCAACTGGTTCCGCAACTTGACCAGGTGTTCTTCAGTTGCAACTTTTGCTTTATAACCAGGATAGTATTGATTTACAAGAGTAGGAAGTCCCATAGCAGTAATACTACTATCACACTTTACCCAAACTTCTTGAGTGTCATACTTTACAATGTGCTCAAATGGGAACTTTTTCATAATTAATGCTCAACAGTAAATGTTTTGTTTTTAACTTTAGTATCAAATTCGCCAGTTCTTCCTGGTTTCATAGAACCTATTTTAACATTTTTACCTTGACCAGGCCAAGATGTTTTGGAAGTTCCTTTAAGAGTTGAACTTCCACCAGGTTTGCGTTGGATTAAAACTGAATCTTGATTGTATTTTTTACCAAGTTTTTCAATCGCTTTCTTAAACTTCCTTTTGCCTTTTTTACCTGGAGTAATAATATGAGATTTCTCTCCTACCTTTTTCTCATCAGGTGTTCCTGGATTTTCAGTGTATCTACCAGCAACTTTTGTAGGTCCAGGAAGTCCAGCACCTCTTACATCACGCTCAAGTTGCTTTGAGCGTTCTTTGTTTTCTGCCTTTGATTTATCTCCTCTTTGAGCAGACATAATCGCCATACCACCTTTTTTTGACTTACTCATTACACGAGTAAGGGAAGTTTCACTTAAATCATAATCTTCCTTTTTGGTTTTAGCAACATCGGCAGAAGGGTCCTTTGCGTGCTTCATTAAACGAATGAGTGTTTCTACTTGTTTCTTTCTTTTTTGTTCTGGAGTTAATTTTGTAATGAATAACTCCTGAACATTCTGTTCTCCAAGTTCTCCAAGTGCTTTTGCCTTACGAACTTTCTTTGGATTTAACTTACCACCAGGATAGTTTCTTTCATCATTACCCTCAAAATCAGGGTCTACATTAGCACGATGTCTTGCTGCTCTCTCTGGAGAAAGTCTATCAGTATGAATATCCTTTCTGCGGTTAGGAGAAGTTTTTAGTGCCTCTCTCTTATCCCTTTGCTTCTGACGACTTCTTTGCTTCTTGAAGTCCTTCATCGTCATACCTTCATCAAGTTCCAACTCTTCCTTCATTTCTCTTGCTCTTGCTCTTCTCAATTTTGCAACAGCATCTGCAGCGGCTTTATCTGCTCTAGATTTACTTTCTTTTTCCTGTTCGGGTGTAGGAGACCCCAGATTGCGATATCTGGGGCTATTATTTTTGTCTGCTCTACCGATTGGTCCACGACCTCTACCATAGGTCATTTCAGAAACAAACTCTTGAAAGGTTCTCATATTTGCAGATACTTTTTGAGTATTTATGCAACAAGGGAAATGAACTCCCCAAGAACCTTTTTGTTGAGTTTCTTTGTCTTCAGGGACTTCACAAAAGCAGATTTGATTTGTGCCTTTGTAGCAGTATCAGAGACATCAAACTCTGCATCTTGAGACAGTGCAGAAGAAGACAATCCGAAGTAAGCGTGATAACCAGATTTGGTAATCGTAAAACTCTTCAGTTTCCTCCAATCATCTTGGATTTTGTTGTACTGCTTATAGTCAGCATCAGAAGCAGAATGATACAGATTGATGAAACGGTGAGCATCATGACTGGAAAGAACACGAATACCAATGAAGTTAGTATAAGGGAACTTATCACGGAGATTGCGAAGCATTACATCAGTAAACTTGTGATAACCCTGATGATACATACAATCAAAGTTGTAAGTTGTTCCAAGTTTCCTATCGCGCAGGAAAGCATTAGAACCAATACCACGAGTACCGATGAAAGGTTCTTTATCCCAAGCACGCTTGATTTCCTGGTGATATGGAAGAACATTTGCTTCACCATCAGTCAAAATCACACACTGAACCTTCTGCAGTTTGTTCTCATTCTGAAACTTGGGAAGTATTTGATGCAGAGCAATCAAACTCTCATTCAAAGGAGTTCCAGACAGATATAGACGACCAGGACAGGTATAAGGAGTGTGATAAGTATCTCCAAAATACACAGCAAGACGCCAAATATTCATCAGTTGCTTTTCCAGTTCGTTGCCAGAAACTTTACTGGTGAGAATATTCATCAGTGCAAAGTCCTCATCAATAGCAAGCACACCTTCTTTCTTCTCATAGTGAGGAGTACGGTCTGCTGCTATACGCTGATTAGTTTCATAATCATATGTACAACGACGCCATTCATTTGTGAAAGCATAAACCTCAAAAGGAATAGAAACTTTCTTGCAGAACCAAATCAGATTGAACAGTTGCTTGCAAGTATCCAGAAGAACATTTGCCATAGAACCCGACCAATCCAGAATGAAAATCAGTCCGTGATTTTTGCCGTCAGGAAGTACAGTGACTTTCTTGAACAAATCCTCATTAAACTTGTAGGTATGAAGACGAGCAGTATCAAGAACACCCGTGCGAGCAGTAGATGCGCGAGCATAGGCATCTGCAGATTTACGGCACTCAAACTCTTTCACCAGATAGTTGACTTCCTTTTGAGCGGAAACTTTAAACTGACGGAAAGAAGTATCTGCTTCCTTGAACAAATCAACTGAAGTGGTGTTGTGACATTCATTATAAGATTTCTGTTGCTGATTGAAAGCAGCAGTAATCTCCTGATGAACTTCAGAGTTCTTACCAATAACGGTATCCAGATTTACTTTCGGAACTTCCACATAAACATTATCATATCCATCCTTGCTGACAAGTTGACGAATTTTATCCTCAAGATTATCCACGGTCTTGATTTCAGGTTCTTCATCTACATCAGGACTAGAAGAAGTTGATTGTTGATTTCCATTATTAGAAGGTTTATTTTCATCCAACTGACCGTTATTATCAGGTTTGTTTGCTTTACCTTCTTCCTCACTATCACCTTCACCTTCATCCGATTGATTCTCAGTAGGAGAAGTTGCAGAACCTTGAGATTGTTGAGCATCAATCTCATCAACCTTTTGTTGCTCTTTTTCTTTCTTACAATGCTTATAAAGTTCTTCTGCAGCGATTAAAACATCTGCAAAAGTTTCAGATACTGCAATCAGGTCAATAATCTCCTTCTCTTTAGCAGTAAACTCAAGAGAAAGAAAATTACCTACCTTAAAATAAAGGTTTGCTCGATCAGCAAGATTAAACTTGGAAACATCCTCATCAGCAATCTGAAAGAAATCTTCTTGGTTCAGTTCCTTATAACCAGTGAAGAAAGTTTTAGCAAGTCCAGCATACTTGCGCTTCATCAGTTTCTCAATACGTGCATCCTCAACCACATTCACAAACTGCGGAGGAACCTTTACAGTTTCAGTCCAATCAATATTGGGGGTTTCTCTTGCATGTCCAACTTCGTGTGCTACAAGAAGGTCCACAATAGTACTACTCGCCCTCCACATAGGAAGCGTCAATACACGAGTATGAACATTAAAGCAAGCAGTATCTACTTTTTTATGTTCAACAATAATATCTTCCTCCGCCAAAAGTTTGGCGAGCATTCCCTTGATTTCGTAATTAACAGTCATTAAGAGTTGTGCGGCATAAAGGTATTATAAGCGCATCAGAGGCGCTTCAAAGGACCTTTAGGACACTTTTACAACTGAACACCTACCCCGCACCCATCCATCACCAGGACAGTCTGTGGATAGAGTATTTTTAATTTGATTGTTCCACCATTTTTTACCCATCATACTTTTCCTATGAGATTCTATTTCTTTTATACTTTTTTTCCTACCTTTATTTTTCTCATCATTAAATTTAATCATATTTTTCGTTTTTATTCTACCAAGTTTCCATCCTTCACCAGGACACTCAAAAACCATTCTCATCTCAATCCCGTTATTCCACCATTTCCTACCTAAAAATTTTTCCTTATTAAGTTCACTAATTTTTGGTTTTGATAATGAACCAAGATACCATCCTTTACCTGGACATTCGAAAGATAATGTTTGTATTATCCCATTAGTCCAACTTTTTTTACCTTTTTGTTTAGGTGGTTTTATATTTTTATTCTTATAGTCAATACTTTTATTTTCTCTCATTTCTGGTGTCCAAATAGCACCTTTACCACCTTCACCGCCGTCAGTTTTATTATAAAGAATACCAGTTCCTAAATCTTTTCTTCCAAATACAGCAATCATATACTTTTCGTGTTTATAAGCGTCTTCCTCAAATAAAAGAGTTTTGAGAAAAATTATATATTTTTTATTCTTTGGAACAGCACAAGGTTTTCCACTACTTTGATACGCTCTATTTTTCTGTCCCTTACCAATATAATAAGGAGTTCCATCTTTACGCAGATATGCGTAAGTATAAAATCTTTTTGGATTTTTCATCCTATTCTAATACAACGGCATAAGTATTTATGTAGGAAAAGGCACCCGAAAGTGCCTTAACCTCTCCTAACAGATTGCCGTCGTATTAGGTTCAACTATTTATCATACCAAAAAAGGAGGTCCGAAGACCTCCTAGTGAACAGTTTGGAAAGTGTCTATCACCTACCACTTGCTCTGCGTCTGCGAGCATCACGATTAGGGTGACTTAAACTGTAATGACGTTTTCCATCAGAAGTGTCGTCATCCCCATAATAACCTGAATCATAATCTCCACTATCTTCTCCAGATTTAGCATTCAAATTTTGAATAGATTTTTTTCGTGCCTGCTCTGCCCGAGCAGCATTTGCTCTATTTCTTCCACTTCTTATTCTATCAGCAGCAGATGCTCTTGCTGCTGCTGCACGATCACCAGCAACTATATCTCCACCAGATTGAACGTACTTAATACTTTTACCACCCTTTTCAATTACGGAACGAATTGTACCTTTTCTTGCGCCAAGTACTGCTTCATCAAGAACATCAATAACCCACTCTTCACTCATATTCGCTGCGATCTTTTCAGCATTTTCTAAACTATTAGCATACCCTTCATCAAGAAGGTGCTCAAGAATATAATCATACTCTTCTTTAGTCATCTTGCGAACGAAAGTTCCAGCTGCCCTACCTGCAATTTGAGCACCTGTTTTTCCTTGACGTTTTGCTTTAACCACTTCACCCGCAGCTGCACCAGCGGCCCCTGCTGCCTTAATAGCAGTTTTTCCCGCCGCCTGTGCAGCTCTACCTGCAACAACGGTTGCTTTTCTTCTTGCTCTAGTTGCCTGAGCAGACTGTTCTGCTTCTTTTCCTTTTGCTCTTAATGCATCATAAGTTGCTTTTGCTTCAGCGCCTCTACGAGTTGCAACATCTCTTGCAGTTTGAATTGACTTGCCAAGAAGTTCAGTATCTTGTTTTGCTCTTTGAACAAGAGAACCAATGAGTCCACCCATCCCCTTTTTAGTTTCTGTCGGAGTCTCTTTGGGTTTACTTGGTGTCTGTGCTGAAGATGCTTTTTTAGATGCTTTTGCTCTTTCCTTTGCATCAATTTCTGCTTTAACTTCAGCATAGGATTTACCGCCAGATCTTTTTCTCGCAGATCTTGCTTCACTTAATGAAGACTCTTCAGCAATATCATAAACCCAATTAATAAACTCTTCTTCTCCAAGTTCTTCAATGAGAATATCGATTCCACTCTCATTTAGACCCATTTCATAAAAATATTCAGTTGCAATTTCTACTTCCTCAGATAGTTCTTGAGGTTCATAAACTTGCTGATAGGCTTCATAAAGACCCACTAATTCTTTTGGTTCCATTTGATACGAATACTTTTTAGTTATTTATAAAAAAAGAAGCGTCTCTGGAGTTGAGACGCTTCTTGAGTGCTTGTCTTCGTGCTTTTGCTTGCCGAAGTGCTTGCGGTTTAAGTTTTCGTTTCTGTTCTTTATTGGAATGATGATATCTATTTGGTACTTGCATTGTTCTTGAGTGGTTCAGACCACCATACGGGAAAAACCTTTGACTTTCTCAAACTTTATGACACTTTCAAATCTGTCCTCCAGACCAGTTTTGTGGGAGATAACAAAAATGTTTGCGTCTTTAATTACATAACGAATAATCTTAAGGAACTCTTCTGTTCCAAATCCATCAAGCGAACTATCAAACACCTCATCCATAATCAGAAGATTTGTATTCACTGAGTTCTTCATTCTTGCAACTTCTCTCCAAGTGAAGAGTAGTGCAAGATCAATTCTCATTTTTTCTCCTTCACTAAAAGAAGCATAAGAGAAATCTTCGTGAATAGGTGACTGGACGGTTTCATTAAACTCCTCATCAAGTGTAAAGTTAATATAGAAGTCCATCATTTGCAGATAACGATTAACCTGCTGATTGATGAGAGGCAAATACTTCTTAATGATTT